TTCGCTTCTTGAAATCCCCCGACTTTTTATTTTTGGTTGTGAGAGTCTTCTCATAGGTAGGCATATCATGAAGCGCAATAATTTGTTCGGTCTCAGCGTCTACGAAACACAAGGCTCCCATATTTCCAGGATCGATACCACAAACTATCGCCATGCTGCTACCTTTCTCCCAATATACGTTAAGTTTGTTGTATAAAGCTTCATGCCAGGAAGGGGTATTTTCTTTTTAAGGTAGTCATTTCCATCGCCAATCGCAGGATCAAATTCACGAATATATACAGTCCTGCCCCAATCCGATAACTGCTTGGCTAGGGTGGCAGTTTTATCTTCTGTACCTGCGTCCAGGCAGAGAATAAATGTGTCAGCTACTGTTTCTTTCAGAAGTCTTCGAAGCTGGACGGTGCTGCAAGATTTACCGAGGAGCGCGATAGATCCATCAAGAGAGAGACAAGTGAAAATACCCTCGGCAATTTGGATGGTCCGTAATCCCGCACATCGCTCAATGTTAAAGATGACAGTGGATTTTTTGACGGGCCAGGAGGAGCTTCGATCTCCAATGCCGAGGGTTTTGAGGTTTTTTGGGATGTTTGGGTCGATAGATCGGTCACAGAAGAACTCAAGTTTTCCGTAATTGATGACCGGCATGATGACGCGTCCTTCGTATTTCCCAGAGGCGCAGTATCCCATGCGATAATCCCGGATCTCTTGTAGCCCAAAGCCACGGGATTTAATGTATTCGTAGTAAGGGCCTTCCTCTGTAGTGATCTCCTGATACTCATTTGGCAACCTCCGCGTCATGTCGGTCTTAGCTACGCCTGTAACTATAGTGTGGGCTGAGAAATCATTGTGAGCATTAAACCACTCAGCAGCGGCTAAGGTACCAGGGAGCTTCTCTAGATAGGAAATCAATGCGAAATGCCCTGAGCTTTTCCAGGGACATTGATAGCATTGCCCCTTACCTGAGAGCAAATTTACATAGGCTCGCCGGTCCTCATCTCCACACTTGGGGCAATAGATGTTGAATTCGTTGCCGTCTTTTCCTTTGGACTCTCCGTCAGGAAATTTAGAAGCAACGTAGCGGCGGAATTTCCCTAAATCAATTGCCATTTCTCCTCCATACCCTGTCCTTTATAGCCAGCTTAAATGTGTTTTGAGGTAGCTGTAACGTAATCGGAGTGGCTCCCAGGCTACCGCGGTAATTATTGTCGGCTGTAGCGGCTCGGGTGTCCTGAATGGACATCTGCATGACGGTCTCATAATTCTGCAAATTAATTTCTTCCATGTAGGACCGTTGAAAATGGGCTCGGAAATAATGAGTGTTGCCGCCCTCGTGCCCTCGGCTCTTGGCTTCGAAGATACGGAATATTCTTCGCTGGCGTTCTTCCTCAGTACGGCAGATGCAGTACACCCCATCTGCAATTCTTACCTTCCCCAATGAATCGCTGACGTGTTGTAGGCTTACGACCTGTGCTGTCATAGCCTGCCGCGTCCCCTGAGTAGCTGTCCAGATAGGAATATTCCAGGTCTGAGCTAACCCTTTCAATTCCTCAAAGGTATTTCCTAGCTCGTCATATTTGCTTGTGTAAGTAGAGCTAGCTTTGAGTAGTTCGCCGTAATCCACAATGATTAAATCAGGGAGAGGCATCTCTGAGGATATACGTTTAATGTGTGCGTGAAGGTGGCGAACACCGGCTGATTTAGCAGGAAAGAATTTGACCCCTAGGTAAGCGTTCGGACGCTCGGCCATGAAATTGGTCATATAGGAACGGACTATAGCATTCTGATCGGGCTTCCGCATATCCCAGAAATCAACACCTGAGGTTCTGGCATCCATTCTACGGAACATATCTATGCTAGGCATTTCAAAAGAATAAATCCAAACCCTGCGTCCTACGTTAAGCGCGCCCCATCCGATATTTATTAATACTTGACTCTTTCCGGCACCCGTAAACCCCACCACGACATTAAGTTGACCTCCCCTAGCTCCACCTTGCATGTTATTATCTATACCGGCAATGCCTGTGGGAACGGGGGGGACTTTATCTTCCGCCATATACTCTTCCAGGCGAGAGAAATCACTCCAGGTCATGCCAATGTCGGAGGTCGCGCCCATAGTCCAATGAGCGGCTTTTTCTACTGTCTCTACAACTTCGTCATAATCTTCCAGCGTATGCGCTTTAGTCAGCGCCTTGTTAATCAGGCGGTCTTTGAGAATCTGCTCCAGGTTGATTTCGATGAACTGCTTTTCCTCAGGCAAAAGGTCACAGAACACTTCATCTACAGCCTGCAAATGATCTAGCTGAAATTCCCCGAGCTTGGCATCCCGTAGACATTCATTCTCTGTAATAGTCTGAAGTGTAGGACGACTAGGAGGACAGCCGTAGCGGTCGAAATATTCCAGAATGATTTTGAGGAGCAGGGAATAGCTTGGATGAGCAAATAGCTCATGGTCAAAGCAATCACGATTACGCTCAAGCTGAGAATGATCTTGAACCAGCAAAGACACGGCTTGCATTTGTAGCCCTGGTGTAAAAGCTACAGGAGGCATGGTGTTCCCTTAATTGGCTTTGCGTTGCCATAGGATATAGCCTTAGTGTGCATACTGCAGTAGTTTGATTTCTTTGCTTTTAATCCACATAGAAAATGAAATGGTCCGCGCAATACACCAGGGCAGTATCCATATTTAGCTTTCATGCTGTGACCGTCATGGTGGACTCGTCGCCTACCCTTTTTACGTTCCAGAACTTATCAAACAGTTCTGCATTTTTGACTTCATTGCTGTGACTAATGATTACGATAGTCAGCTTGTCTTCGACTGCTATTGTACGGAGGATTCTGAGTAGGCGTTTTATTCCGCTGGCATCCAGGGAGTCTGTAATCTCGTCCATAAACCGGCAATTCCAGGTAGTGTCGCAGAGAGCCGCCTGAGCTTGTGATAACGCTGTAAATAAAGATAAAGCGATTCGCCGCTGTATTCCGGGGGAACAATCATCCAATGAAACCTCGGTACCGGATTCTCGCACAGATACGATAAGATCATCGCCCACCCCCGATTTCAATTCTTCTTCGAATACTCCGTCCGTCAGGTCAGCTAGTATTTGGTTGCTATAGTGATTAATCATCGGACTGGATTTGTGAATCAGGGCCAGCGGAATTCCGTTATTGCCGAATGCATCATCAATGAATCGCAGATAAACGATATACGCTTCTACATTTTCAGCCAGCTTACGAAAGTGCAGGACCTCCCGACAAATCTGAACTAGCCTGGGGAAATCGCTGTCGTCTTTTTGGAGGACAAGCTGCCCCTTGAGATCCGCCAGTTTAGATTCGATTGACTTGAGGGTCTCAGCTTTAAGCGATACCGCGGCTTGAAGCTCATTAAGCGCGCCCTGGGACTCCCTTTGGTTTTCTTCAATTTCCTTTTTGCTTTCTGCAATTATCTCAACATCAGATGAGAGTTGAGTAATACTTGCTGTAATTCTAGATAGCTCACTCGTCGTTCGGTCAAATTCCTTTCGAAGATCCGTTTCTCGCGAAGCTCCGGGCTCAACGTGCTGTCCACAAGTCGGGCACGTTGCTCCCATGAAGGAGGCCAGTTCGCTAGTAATCTGCCTAAGCCGTGCGTCAAGAGATCGTCCGCGTAGCTGAGTTTCACGAAGTTCCCGCTCCTTTTTATTGCTGGCTTCTACAATTTGCTTCAAAGCGCCCAGGGCAGCTTCGTACCACAGTGAAACTTCTTTTTCTGCGGGTAGACTCTCAGCTAAAAAATTTTTACACTCCGTGCATTGTTCTTCATAAAGGCTGATTTCATTCTCCAGCTTTACTCGGCTTAACTGAGCCTTATGGCAAGCGTCGGATATTCCCATAGTCAATTCGTAATCTCTCGTGGCAGCAGCCGCCAACAGGTTGCGCTTCAACTCCTCAAAAATGGCAATGTCCTTTTTCACGGCTTCGCGGGAGCGTCGATATTTCCCGAGCTTTAAAAGGTCGCTGAGGATAATTCGCCGCTGGCTATCTGTGGAGATCAGGAATTCAATGGTCTTCTTCTGCCCAAAGAAAACCGTGTTCTGTGCTGATTCAAAGGTCCCGAAGCGGGCGTCAATCTCTTTCTGTACGTCCGGCACCCGAGAACTAGAAGCAAAGCTGGTATCTAGGAATGTTTTGCCGCCGTCACGAATTCTCTCAATCCAGAAGGGAACTCCGTCAAGCAAGCCGCTGAGTCTGACTCTACAGGCTTTCTCTCCACGATGAATTACACTATCAACTCCACTGGACTTCCGCAGCAGGATTCCCCACACTACCCAGGTGAGGGCATTAAAGACGGATGTCTTCCCTGAATTATTTGAATCAATGGCTTGTCGTTCAGGAATGCTACCTGACAAGAAGACCAGCCCTTGCTGGCTTAATTTCAATGACAAGTATTTATAAAGAAGAAAGTTCTCAGCTTCGAGATGCTGAAGCTCTATTCTCATACCGGCTGTAACCCAGGATAAGCGTCAGCTTCGTACATGCCGCTTTCCATTTCACCTGCCATCCAACATCCGTCGCCTTCCGCTGAAAATCGCTTTAGGAATTCGAAGCAGGACTCGTGAGCTTTATGCACCCAAAATTCTCCATCAACTAATCCAGCGTAATAATGATGCTTCTCACCCTTTTCAATGGGGCGTTGACACTCGTAGCATTTATGCTCGGTGCGAGCCACACGGAACTCATCAGTTAGGGAGGTCCAGCTAAAGTCACACATCTACTTCCACACCCATCTTCCACCGACATTGAAGATTTGTTTATGCTTGATACACTGAAAACCCTCAGGGGTTTTTATTGAACACTTGGGAAGATTACAAAGGTCGGAACCGCAAACGGTACATTTAGCACCGGCCCCGCTTTGTTTACACTGATTGCAATATCTAAAGCCCTCCATCTATCGACGTTTCCTCGCAATCAAAAAATAGCTGTGGCTGGTTCTGGCGTGAAGCTGATAGTCATGCCGCATCATCGGAGTATTTTCAGTCTCCACGACAATAAGATTTTCTATGTTCCATCCTAGCAGCGTCAATAACGTAGATAGATCGTTATGAACTAGACGTTGTTTACCACTTTCAATTTGATCTTGACACTTGACGAAAATAAATCCTTTAGGCTTGACTACGCGGTAAGCTTCGTTTATTCCCTCGCAGTATAGACGAATAATATCGTCCACATATCTGCTGCCTAATTTGTCATTTCCGAAGCCGTCAATGCAACCGGACGCTGATTTCTTTTTACCATTTTCCCCATGCGAGCCCGTACCAGCATACGGTGGGTCGATTATCAGCCCATCCATATATTCGTCTTTGTAGGGCAACTTTCGAAAGTCGGTATGATTATTTGGGATGGAAAATAAGTCACTAGGGTATATCTCACGGTATTGCGGATGCAGCCAATGTACCCCGTAAGGATCCATGAACATTGTATCCTTCGGCATCGGACGCCAGAAGGCTCCTGTACCGTAAGTTACATCCGCTATGCGACAAGGCGGCGGTAAGTATAAGTCAAGCAACTCAGCCAGCACAATGCTATTCTGCGACTTATACCAAGACGTGACGACATTAATCAAACCAGCCGACTTCACGAGCCGATTCAATGAGTTCGTAGTAATTTTCTCCGAGGGTGATCACCTTAGTAAATTCACTGTCGGGAATTTTCATTTGCTCAACTTCCGAATCATGATTCTTTATGCCGCCCTTCAATGTTTTTTGGGGTTTAACACCTTCCCGCTTCAAACGATAAATGGCCCCACCGATTTCTTTGATTTTGTCAGCCTCATTACGAAAGCGGATGTCAGGGATAATGAATCTGGTGAAGCCCTTTTTGGAAAGCATATCAATTGTTTTCAGAGCATGACTCAACCAGAGATCCAGTTGAAGACTACGGCCCCAGGAGCCTAGCTGTTGCAACGCTAACCGAGGGACAACACCAGTTACAGGATGAGGATCCGCACGATGTTCTGCAGGGCCATAAAGAGAATTGTAGGAGAAGCCAAACATTTCCTCACAAAACTTTTTCATGGGATCTGATAGATTGATAACCCTGGCTGGATTTCCTCCCTTACGATAGCTGTCCCGTAGTACCTCAGCCGCCGATGACTTTCCGACGCCGGAAACTCCTGTTAGACCAATGATGACGATTTTAGGCTTCAAGTTCAGTACACCCCCAATTGAGAATAAATGGCAATTCGTTTAGAACCGTTTCTAAGGTATAGACTGGAATGCCCAGGGACCGCGCATGGGCTGTTTCTCGATCTGATCCAGGGCTGATTCCAGGAAGTCGAACCACACAATCTGCTGAGGCAACCCAAGGAAGATCCCGCTCTAACCATTCATACGCAGGTTCATCCATTTCTGGTGTACGCGGCCAGTCCACACTATCATGAGGACAGAATACCGTATAACCGGCGTCAGTGAGCTTAACAGCGGCTTCCTGGGCTCGCCGCATATTTTCCCT